AAACAAACTTTCATTCTTATACAGAATATCAAAAAAACGGACTGGGTATACCTCCCGGCAGTGTGTATACAGTTCAATATACAGCTCATCCGGCATCGGTTTCATCTCGTGGGAGTATCCTAAATACTTGGAGAGGGTTTCGCGATACTCAGGGAATGAGCAGTCGATATCGCGCAGGAAATCGAGGATAATGGTCTGAAACTCCGGGGAAATATCGGCGATGGTGACAGGCTTCTTCGCATCGGACGACGCGGACGCGGCCTTATTCTTGTGTTTGTTGCCATTGTTGGCCTTCTTATGTTTGTTTCCACCCATTGAATCTTTGTAATATGTATAATTAAGATATCAAATATTTAAGTTGATTACGCGTTTTAGAGGGGCTCTCAATAAATTGAATTATTTTTCCAGGTTTTGTGTAAATTACAGCAGAATGGAAGTGAATACGGCCGAAATCGCCCTCGCAGAGGAGACGACGCCGACGACGACACCCCTGAAGACCGAAGACACCGGTAAGATTTTTGAGAAAGCGATTTGCGATGCTTACGGTATCCCCTATAATGGGCCGTTTCAATACAGCCAAGCCGATGTGGATAAATTGACGCCGCGATTGAAGCGTCTCGTTACCGACAATTTGTTCCCGATGTGCGCACATACCGCGAGTAAGGGTGCGCGATACGATTTCACTGCGGTGGCGGGGGTGAGCGGCGGTGAGGTTCTTCACTTGTCCGCGAAAAGCAATAAGAAAAAGGGCGGGAAAGTGGCGCCGCAGGTCGTGGGACAGGCGACCCCGCAAAAGTTCTGGGAGGAGGTGTGTATGTCTAACAGCGTAGCAAGCGTAGCAAGCGTAGCATCGGACCCGACAGACCCCGCCACCTTGAAAAAATACATCCAAGAAAATATCGCCACAATTATGCCAATGTTGTGGAGATACACGTTTGATTCGCCAATCGTATACTATGTGCGTGACACTGACCAAATCCGGTTCATCGCGCCGGCGGTCGCGGGTCACGAGCAACCCGACTGGGCGTCGTTTCAGTATTCGTGGACGCGGCCTTACGACAAATGGACGAATTCAACCAGTCTTCGGGTCGTTGTTATGCCTGGGAGCGGGGGCGGTGGTGATACCACTATTATGGAGTTCCAGTTTCATACGAAGAGTCGGCAAAATATGGCGGTTCGCTGGGCGATTGACAAGGTGCTTCATGTATTTGCTGGGCATTTCAAGGTGACGGATTTATAGCGCGGGGGTGCGAGTGGCGGCGGCGGCGGTCCATTTTTTTTCCAGACAAAACAGATACTCATTGACCGCCTTGTCTTCATTATACTCAAACGACTTGAACCTTTTGTATTCGCGTTCGATCACCGAGACCGTTCCGTATCTTGACAGGATTTCCATCATTTTATCCTTAGAGACGATGCTTTCGCTACTATACGACAAGAAGACCCATTTGGCGCGTAGGCCACGAATCAAGGTATCAAACGCAGTTTCCGCGGCGACGCCTTTGCGGCAGAAGGCCGAAAGAAAGCAGTCGGTGGGAATACCGGTTTTGCCTTTTAAGGGGGGCTCTGCTGCGAGTTCTGCGGGGGTCTTCGCAATAATATTCAGCGGGAAATAGTTCTTGGAATACTGGCGTTCATTATAAGGGGGGTCCAAATACGCGATATCCGCGAGGGGGAGGATGGTGGCGAGGAATTCTGGGTTAGAGATGACATCGGCGTGGAAGACGGCACTTTTTGTGACGGATTCGGCGGAAGCGGACGCGGACGCGGGAATCGTATGTATCGGCATTATGACAAACGGTTTCGTCGCCTTGGCCTTGAAGTTCTTGAGATAACATCCGTAGACTGCGGGGACATTACTCACCGCGTCGGCGCTAATTAGAATAGACGCGAGGATGAATTGATACTCGTCGTGGGTCAGGGCGTCGGTGGCGGCGGAGGCGGCTTCTAGCATCGCGCGCGCTGCGTCAATCTTGCGCGCATTTTCAACTGTGAAGAACATACGTTCATTGCCTTCATAGGGGCTATAGTGTCGCGTGACAAATCCGGGGGGTGCGGCGGCGGCGGCGGCGGCGGCCGCATTCATTTCGGCGATGACCTGGCTGACACGCTCTGTATAAAACGACCGCGTAAATGCGTGTGCGATGACTGCGCTATATAATTCCGCGTCATTGGTGTAAACTGTCGCGCCTTGGAGGCGGAAATGGTGAGAGACGACACCCGTCCCCGCGAAGAGGTCAGCGACGGTCTTGTTTTCGAACGACACGAAACCGGTTTTCTCTTTCATAAAATCCGTGAGCCATCCGAGGAGTTGGTATTTGGACCCGATGTAATTCAGGCGTTGGATTTTGGCGGGGGCGGCGGCGGTGGCGGCGGCGGACATTTATTATAAATTCTATAATTCTATCATTCTATCATTGTGTTTATTACGGTTCAATTTTATACTGGTATACTCGTAAAAAATTGAAATACTTTAGGGATATACTTATAAGATATATTTTAGTAATGACAACCGAAGTTCAATCGCACGGTTTCAAATGGGAAAAAGAACTTTGCGTCAATGTATACGGCGCTACAAAGGAAGAACTGAAAGGAATCAAATACACCAATAAAACAGACCTACCAGGCAAATTCAACCGTTTGAATGAAAACTGTGACGTATCCGTGAAAACATCCGGTTCTCCAAATTCGGTTTGTATGGCCGACTGTTTACGCGTATTTGACGCAGTGGCCGGCGGTGGCGGAACGCCACTTCATCTAACGGTAATTCATTATACGCAATGCGACGAAACCCAGTGTAAAATTGTAACATCTATCACCGAGGTGGATGTAACGAACTCGCGAAATGAATTATTCGGGACGGTGACCCGCACTCAATTGGAAGAACTGGACAATCGCGTAAAATCAGTTCCTAAAAAAAGAAGACCGACCCTCGAGGAGCGCGGGAGTATGTATTCTCTACGCGACGAATTACAGTCACAATGTGGCGCGATACATCTGGACATCAAATGTGACAGTGGTTCGCAGCGACGACTTCAGTGTTCGTTCAATCAGTTTCAAAAGTTTATAACTGAACACCCCGATAGACTGGTTGAACGGAGTGAAACAAGCGCATTTCGTGGCGGTGTCATATCATCACAGATAGTTTCTGGGAGACGGAAATTCAACAAGAAGATTACTGTGCCGTCGCCGTCGCCGTCGCCTCCGCAATAATCTGGTTCAGCACCACATTTACTTCGGATTTTGACAGACTTCGCGGACCCACTGTATTACTTGGAAAGGTGTGTTTGTTGATTTTTTCTATAATGTCGGCGTGATGTGCGGGTGACACTGTGTCATTAAACCGAATGAAGTAATGCGATTGGGTGCTTCGGTTGGCGGTGTCGGTGTAGCACTTACCCGCGAGACCGCCTACCCGGCGTAGTGCGAACGTAGACGGACACGGAGACGGAGTCGTCGCCGCGCAGGCGGCGGCAATATACTCAAACCCGATGGGCGCCACCTTTTCGTCTTTGGGTCGCTCGGTTGCCCTTTTCTCCCAGATTTGAAACACGCACGGAACGTCGTATTTGGCGCCACCATTTATGATGAACGCGTTCTTGTCAAGTTCTTTACTGAATATCATATGAAAACTCGGATGAAACGCATTATACATACTCGGTTTTGTAAATGACTTCGGGAGAATAAACGCAATGAAATTCGCAAACGAGCAGCTTTTAACAATAAATGCCTTGGCTAACGAGGATTGCCTCCCAAATGGGGGATTGCCAAACACGATGATGCCCTTCTTTTTCGGGGCCGCCGTGTCCGGATTCCAGCTGAGATAGTCTTGTTTTATAATGTCATTGTTTTTGGGGTCAATATCCAGGCCGATTTTTGTAAATTCTGGTGGTAGTTGGTGTAGAAATGCGCCGGTGCCGGCGGAGGGTTCAATCCACGTGTAGTCGTCGACGACACTCACCGCAGTGATAATCCATTGGACGCATTGCTTTGCGACAGCGTCGCTTGTATAAAACTGGTCGTGCGTATTGGTTCTGTGTTTACCGGTGTCTTGGTGCGTCGTCATTCGGGGTTATTTTACAATACCGGAATGTGTTTATTACGGTTCAATTTTATACATACCAGTGAATCAATCATCCAGTTACGTTACGCGCGCGGAATCTTCACGCCAAGAACCGACTGGATTTTATTCACGTGGGTCGCATTGTAGACGCAATTGCCGCCGCGCTCTATCTCCGCGATGATGGATACGTCCATATTACATTTCTGCGCGAGTTCCTTTTGGGTGAGTTTCTTATCGCATCGCGTCTGGCGGATGGTATCGCTGGTGGCTTTGGCGATATACTTCGTCTTTTTGGGGATGTCGTCGGCGGCGGATGCGGCGGAGGCAGAGGCAGAGGAGGCGGAGGCGGAGGCGGACGAGGATGCGAGTGAGGTGCCGACAGTAGCGGGGCGATTCTTACTCAATGACACCGGTGTCCAATCCTGACAGTCGGGTATTCTCACCCCCGCGCCATTGGTGTTGTTGTATTTACTTTTTGACATAACTACGCTAGTATTACTCTTGTAATACATAGTCTATACTCATCGGTTTATATCACTATACGTCTGCTGATACATACACGTATACCGATACCGATACCGATACCGATATAGAACTATTCCGCGTGACTACTATAACAACACGTGGACTCTTGTATGGCCTGGCTCCTCATCCTAAACTCCATATTCTTCGTCGCCACACTGACCGAATATCTCATCTGTATGAAGTATATTACAAACAACTACGATTACAAGAACGAATGGTTCAATGTTCTACTGAGTCTGTGCTTCACTCCATTTTACAGCTGCTTTTTTATCCATAAATTCTCGTGGAATAACATTAGGTCCTATATGGCACCCGAGCGCCGAACTGTGCTGAAATATCCCGTTGTAACGGGCATCCTTTACACCATTGAGACCGTATTTGTGTTTTACGCGCTGAATACCGTTACATTGAGTTATTATACCATCTTGCGGTCAGGTTTCATTATTTTCAATATTCCGTGGTTCAAGTATTTACTGAAAAAACCGGTGACACGACTTTATTATGCGAGTTGTGCGTCGTTAGTGGTGTCGCACGTGATAGTGGCGACGCAGTATATATTTCAGTATCAGGGCGTCGGAGGCGGAGCCGTAGCCCAGAACACCGTGATTATATTGGTGTCGTGCGGTTTGAATTCCGCATACAATAACGTGATAGAGTATTCGATGTCGAAACACGGCGATATTATGACCAATATTGACTTCCAAATCATTTTTCAGGCGACATATTTCGTGCTTGCGGCTCCGTGGGCGGTGGTTTATACCGTGAAAAACGCGCCGCCATTTAACCCGTCCACGATGACAATGTATTTCTTCATCGCGTTTGGGCTACAGCTTTATATGTTCAACAAAATATACATTCTCAATAATAAAAATAGCATCATCCCCGCAAATATATTACTCAGCGGATTGGATATCGTGCGGCGCGTGATTCAGCTCACTTATTCGTTCGTGTGTTTCAAAGAACCGTTTGATGCGACGATTGGTGTGTCGCTCGTGTTTTTGGCGGCATCTGGTGGACTCTTATTGTATCAGTATATACGGGATTATCGGCTGGGGGTGAATTGCGCCATTGACCGTCATCGGATGCTAGACGACGACGGCGACGACGACGTAGAAATGGAAAATGTATAGTGGAGGTATAAGTATAACACGGCGAAATTCAGGAGGAACAGCACTTCTGTCGCGAATATGGGTGCGTCCTGGATGCCCCGATGACGGTGACGAGCATAAGGAGGATGCGGAGGGTGGTTGGGGGGGGGCATTGGTGTGTGTGTGTGTCTTGATGCTAGGTTTACACTGTTTATTATATTTATCAGTGACGAATATAATAATTACCACTCTTTTACGTATACACTTACCACTCATACGTTTTCACACCTGTGCCTACAATCGCACAACAGTCTTTCACCATCTGTGAATACGCCGGCGTTCCGCAAATAAACACGACCATATCCTCCGGATTATTTGGTCCATCTGTATTTTCTATGATTCCAGTTAAGTAGTCAATAAGTGTGGCAGGGGTCAGTTTCTGGTTTTCGTCTGAAATGAAGAGACGTTCTTTCACGGAACCGATGAGATCGGTCGCACCGACACGCAATACAACGTCTTCGCGTGTTCTATACGAAGATACATAATGGAGTTCCTGATTGCGGTCCTGGCGTTCGGATTGTGTCCACGAAATACCCATACTATAAAACGGTGTTATTCCCGAACCACACGAACACATCACGATAAATTTCGCGCTAATACGATGTCCGTCGCATACAAACGACCTGACATCGGGGGACGGGTCATAATACTTACGACCAAATGGCCCTTTCACAAACACGGTTTGATTTACCAAATACTTATCACAAATGAGAGGCGATACCTCGCCGGTTGGCACACGTTTAATCAGAAATGTAGCAGTATCCGATGCCTCTATATATTCCACCGGAGTATACGGCCGTTTCTTCGTATCAAAATACAGATTAAAATACATACCGGGTTTATAATTCAGGTATTTCTCGCAGAAGTGGACCGTAACTTTGTTATGGATTTGCCTCTCTTTTCCGCCCCCAACGTGACATATCGTAATATTTTTATGAACCCGATGATTGGATTCTTCGCGGGGTCGTTGTTTATCAAATAATAAGTCCAGGATGCGTTGCCCGACTTTGGTGGTGGGATTCCAGGTGAACGGAACGAAATTATAGTAATAAACCGATAAAAGTGGTATAGCGAATAAGCCTAACATCCGCATACTATCGGTCACGGAAGCGGAAGCGGAGAATACGTATTTAGCGAATCCGCCAATCATCGCGGTTAACGACCAGAGCGCATATTTATTGAGTTTCATATGAATGCGTGCGTAAATAAGTGCGACCCCAATCAATATAACCGGGTATAAGGCAATGTCGGCTGCGTTAATCAAATAAACGATGAGGAGACTACCCGCATATAACATATGATACCAAAATGATGAAATGATGTTTTTACGGACAAGAGTCATTAGAAACGACGCGATTTGAATGGGAAATGCGACTGCGAGGACATACGGGATTTTCCCGAACAGACACACGATTGTCGCCATAAATTGCGAATGCGTATAGAAATACTTGATGGCGGATTGAATTGAGGCGGGGCAATCACTCCAATACGGCATCGTGGCTGTCGTCGTCTCCTTCTCGTTTTCGCGGAGATACTCTGTGCTTACATCTGCCAGTTTCATCGCGAGGAGAACAAACGCAAGACGAATTACTAGGGCAGGAATTGATGTTGTGGTATCTCCGATTTTATCATCGCTATGATGAAAAAGGAAATACAACGCATTAATTATCAAAAAACTCCGCACCGCGAAAACGATGGAATGTGCGCGAAACTCCTGCCAAATCATCGGTAAAATCCCGGTCCGTGTCCGCGGGATAAGAAACTGGAGCGCGGAAAGCGATAGTATAATGTGTACCCACGTAACTCCAATAAATCCGCCGTCCACGCTTCTTAGGGTCATATCGGCTGTGGCACCACTATAAAAACAGTCGAAGAGAAGATAGAAATAGTTCAAAAGCGATACGATACCCATCGTTTTATGAATATGGAATTTGTCCTCGTGTGTGATCAGCTTAGATATTTTGGTCTTATTGTATTCCAGTTTATGGTTGCGGTTGAAGCGTGGATCATCTTCGGATAGTTCATCCACTTTATAATTTCCGAGTAGATTAACTGCGTATTCTGAATGCCCGACTTCATTGAATTTTTCAGTGAGGTCGGGTATATCCTCGTCGCCGGCGGTTTTAGTCGCATTGGTTATGCTCGGTGTATCCCCCCCTATTTTGCGCCGATCATCCGTGGCATTAGCATTAGGATTAGGATTAGGATTAGGATTAGGATTAGGATTATAAACACCAAAAACATTAGGCCCACCCGGATGCTCGTTTATAAATGTGGTTATATCGTAAATAATATTATTGATAATGACACGCATTGGTGGAATTTATTATAACTAGACATATTCTTTTATATTTCATTCTGTTCAATCGCTTACATTCATATAGATATTTTTACATCTAGTTACCGCAATACAAAACCATATTCGCGATGTTGGCGACGAGGTGGATACTCGCGTGTGCGTAGGTTGCGGGCCAGATGCGTCCGCGCGTCATCAAATAATTGCTGACGCAATAGCACGCCGCGGATGTGCCGATGAGCGCGGCGTATACGCTGAGATTTGTGGGTGACGCGTGACGGACGGCGTAATACGTGTTGTATGACAGGCCGGTAAACACGACGGTCATATCCAGAGTCCGGCGCCACGAATCGCGGAGGGGGTCCTTCCAGTAGAGCAGGGATGTCGCCCAGACTGAGGCGGGGACGATGGCGAGATGGGTGGACGCGGGATTGGAATATGCGTAGATGGCGGAGGGGAGAGATAGCCACGCGCAATTCCGGATGAAGTGTGCGTTTGGGAGCGGGAGGGCGAGCGTGGGAGGGGGCATTATGTAAATAGATATATACACTAATTGTTATATCTATTTACATTCCATTCCATTGATGGTCGTTATCATTCCCCCGTCCGCTTACGCGAATCCGACGCGAGCAGACATAGACGCGTATATTCACGGCGGCGATGGTTCGGCGGCGGCCGGCGTGGCGACCTTGCGCGGCATCGTCCGAGAGATTGAGTGTAAAAGCGGTGCTGGAGCACTTCTTCATCCGGCCGAGGAGTATTTCGCGGCGCAATGTTCTTCGTTATTATGATTATAATTATGATTATGATTACGCAGTATCTCCTGGATGCTGCGGCGTCTCCTTATCAATGGTCACCTTCTTCGCCACGCGGCGTATGACCTTGGCGATGTTGCCTAGTGATATCGCGTTACTTATTTTCAAATACCGTTTGTTCTCGCGTGTGCCGTCATTTATACAGTTTGGATGCTGATTCGCCCATTCTTCTATAAGCGCCGCATTCTTCTCTTCCAACGCACGGACGGCATTCGCCATTTTAGGATGGTTGGGTCCGTCCCGTGCCCATTGATTATCGACCCTGACGTATAAGGTCTCGCGCTTGGCGTCGCTACAATGGAGTGGGCGCTCGCATACATCCATCTTTTGGAGATTGTCTATCAGGATGTTTGACATTCCCTTTACATAACCATCCCGTTCCACATTATCCAGGTCGGTGAGGTTCAACTGGATAGAATTCACGAAGTCCGTCATATTCATCGCATCCTTACATTTCTCGTTGAGGAACCGGTTCATATTGAATGAGTTGTTGGTGGTGTTTGAGGACGGGGGTGGTGGTGTGGGTGGGACTGGAGCGTGTGTTTGCGAATTCTTCATCAGTTCCAAGATTTGTTCCTGTAAATGGTTATTGGTTTTTACTAATTCAAACATCATTTTCTTACAAAATTGTGTGTCGGTTATTATATTCTGAAGCTCTGTTGATGTTATTTTGATATTCTCATCGGGGAAAAAATCGTCAGCAGTGTTTATTTGTGATAGATTATTGGATACGGGGTCAGAAATATTTTGGTTCATCATAGGACATGTTCTCTTATGACGACTTAACGCAGAAAGGTGAGCATATCTTTTATTACAGTATCTACATGTATTTGAAGGAATCGCTGTGTGCGCAGTTGAATCATCAGCAGCCACCTTTACGAGTAACCCTTCATTTTTTACCATTGTCTGATGTTTGCGGGTAGAAGTATGTATATCGTAATTGCTTTTGTAACAGCATCTAAAGTCACAAATTTCGCAAGTATAAGAACCGCGGTTTTTTCCATTAGGCATCACTGTATTGCGCCCTACGGGTCTTACGCGTTTTACACAGTTTACACATTTTACACATTTTACACATTTTACACGGTTTACTCGTTTTACACGGTTTACTGATTTTGATGGAAACGGTTCAACACTATTCATTGTCGCGTTCAACGCAACGAAATGTTCCTGTTCCTTTTGCCGTGCTTCATTGAGGTCGTTACAGTTATAGAATGCGATTATACCCATATTCCAGTTATCCCATCCACCATTATTTCTTATTACTTTATACACCTTATAGTTGTGGCTTGGGTTTTTACTATTCATACAAGATAGCTGGTGAGCGTTTTTCCTCTGAACGAAATTGACCGTATGCCCTACATACACATCTTGGATACTCGGGTCCTTACACGTTATCTTATATACAATCGTATTTGAATAATCTTTATCGGGAATTGACATTTTCGTATAATTATTATACGAAAATATTTTTATATACCCTTACAATCACGGTCACGGTCACGGTCACGGTCATTCAATCGTATTCGGTTCCTTATCAATGGTGACATTCTTCGCTACTCTCTTAATGACCTTGGCAATGTTGCCTTCCTTCTCCCCATCGGTGGCTGTCTTGGATAGCTTCATATACCTTTCATTCTCTCGGGTGTTGCTATTCATACAGCGCGGGTTGGCCTTCGCCCATTCACTCACCAGCGCCACGTTCTTGTGTTCCACCGCCAGGACCGCGTTCACCATTTTCGGATGGTCGGGGCCGTCCCGCGCCCACTTGTCATCCTCCTTCACGTATAAGGTATCGCGCTTGATGTCGCTACAATGGACGGGGCGCTTGTATACATCCATCTTTTGGAGGTTGTCTATCAGGATGTTTGACATTCCCTTTACATAGCCCAGATTCCCGACGTTTTCCAGGTCAGTCAGGTTCAGTTGAATGGAATTCACGAAATCCTTCATATTCATTGCGTCCTTACATTGCTCGTTGAGGAACATGTTCATATTGAATGTGTTGTTGTTGCTATTTATGGTGTTGTGGTCGCCGTTTGATGCGACCCCGATGGAGGACGGGGCTGATGTGGCTGGGGTTGTATTACTGACTTGTAATGACTGGGTTGTCTTCATAAATTCTAATAACTGTGTTTGAAATTGCGTGTTGTTTGCTACGATTGACAACATCCTCGCCATTTCTATTTTCATTTGACGATTTTCAGCAGTAAGATTTTTAATTTTCTTATCGGTGTTTTGTTTACGGGGTTTTACATTCTTACGTATAATTACATTCTGGGTTTGTAGTGTATGGTCATCGTATTCTTCGTCTTCGTCTTCGTCATCGTCATCGTCGTCATCGTCGTCATCGTCGTATTCTTCAGGTTCATCATCGTGTAAAGATAACTTATATTGCTTACATTCTTTTTTGTGTCGCCATATTCCTGAATGATATTTATAGGATTTCAAACAATAGGCGCATACATACCCTATATTATTGCTGTGGGGGGCGGGTAGGATATTTGTGGTTGTATCTTGTATCTGGATATATCGTGTATCTTGTGTCTGGATATATCCATTAGACTTGTGCTTGACTGTCTCTAAATGTTTGTTGTATATACTTTGTTTACAGCATTTGAAGTCACATTTTTCACAATAGAAAATGGTTGGCATAATACAATTGGTGTATCTTTTGAAAATGGGTATATCCCTAAATATCCGTTATACATAACTGTCCGATTTTAATCCCGCCGTTTCAGACGCGCCAGCCGACCCCCAAAAATTGTCAGTAACAGGTTTTCGGGGGCAAAAATGCGTTTTGTGAGCGTTTCAGTCACAAACCCGTTTTTTGGGGTTTGCGCATTTCGTGTTTTCAAAACTCCCGCGCGCAACCAGTCAAAAAGACATTCCTGGCAGACACCCTGGCGGGGGGGTCTATCATTAATATTACCCCGTCTAAATTCTATAAAATGAGTCAGTTACCCAAACCATCTATCATAAGGATTTTTCCAAATTCAAACGAAATATTTTCGGCCAGAAACTGTCCGTACATCCGTTTTTGAACCGATTATATTCGGCGGTTTTCTTTATGAACTGAATAAGGGTATTGTATTACGCTGGATGGTGGCCCTGGATGACGTTCTTCAGGAGTTCTTTGAGTATTTTGTTTTCCATAATGATATACTGGATTTGTTCGGGGGTGAGTGCCGCCGCTGTCGCTTCCGTCGCTTCCGTCGCTGCCTCCACTGCCTCCTCCGCTGCGGAACCGCACTTTTTGTTATGCGTATACATCGCACTGCGAGACTTGAATTCCTTATTACATTTCGCACAGTGTAGCGTCGTGTCCGTTGTCGTGTCCGGGGACGGCGCCGTCGGATGATTCTCTAGATGCTTGCGTGAGTTCAGATGACGCGTATAATCCTTTTTATTCCTGGTTAGAAACATACATGTCTCGCAATTGTATATTGTGTGAGGTTCAGTCATTGTATATCGTATCGTATCGTATTTATCCTATTATGATAAATACTATATAAAAATTGGGGTGTTTGAACGAGTGTGGCATTACTTCTCAATGACGATAGTCTTCGCCACACGGTGTATGACCTTGGCGATGTTGCCGAGTGTGATCGCATTACGTATTTTCAAATACTGTTTGTTCTCGCGTGTATGGTCATTTATACAGTTTGGATGCTGATTCGCCCATTCTTCTATAAGCGCATCGTTCTTCTCTTCCAACACACGGATGGCATTCGCCATTTTCAGATGGTCGGGTCCGTCCCGTTCCCACTGGTTGTTGTCATTCACGTATAAGGTATCGCGCTTGGCGTCGCTACAATGGACCGGGCGCTTGTATACATCCATCTTTTGGAGGTTGTCTATCATGATGTTTGACATTCCCTTCACGTAACCAAGGCGTCCTATATTTTCCAGGTCGGTCATGCTCAGTTGAATGGAATTCACGAAGTCCGTCATATTCATTGCGTCCTTACATTGCTCGTTGAGGAACCGGTTCATATTGAATGGGGTGGTATTTGACGTCCCTGCGTTGTGTAAACAGTGCTCCATAATTTTGTTTTGTAATTCGGTATTTTGTTGAATCATCATCGTCATCATATTCATAAGGTTCTTCGCCATATCATCGGATATTTGCGGTTCAGTAGTTCCTGGTGGAATGGATGCTGATGGCGCAGGCGGCGGAGAAGACGTCGAACACAAGGGGGTATGCTTGTAAACACTAGTGCGAGACTTGAATATTTTTTTACAACAGGGACACGCATAACCGTCTGATGTTTTTATAGGCGTAACAGCACTTCCACCACCGTCAAGATGCTTCTCTGTCAATATATGACGTTCATAGTCACGTTTACACGTTGTTACGAATTTACAGGGTTCGCAATTAAATATTTTGCTATGTCGGTTAGATGTTTGTATATTTTGATTATATGTTGATTTATTCGCTACTACAGGCCTTACCTGCCTTACTGGCTTTACTGGCTTTATAATTCTTATGGTTCTTACAGGTTTCGACGGAAACGGTTCAACACTATTCATTGTCGCGTTCAACGCAACGAAATGTTCCTGTTCTTTTTGTCTGGCTTCATCGAGGTCGTTACATTTGTAAAATGCGACTATATCCATATTCCAGTTATCCCACCCACCGTTATTTCGTATGACTTTATACACCTTACAGTTATGGTTTGGATAATTACTATTCATACAAGATAGCTGGTGAGATTTTTTGCGCTGGACGAAATTGACCGTATGCCCTACATACACATCCTGGATACTCGGGTCCTTACACGTTATCTTATATACAATCGTATTTGAATAATCTTTATCGGGAATTGACATTTTCGTATAATTATTATACGAAAATATTTTTATATACCATTACAATCACATTCATTCAATCGTATTCGGTTCCTTATCAATCGCCACATTCTTTGCCACTCTCTTAATGACCTTGGCGATGTTGCCCTCCTTCTCCCCGTCGGTGGCTGTCTTGGATAGCTTCATATACCTTTCATTCTCTCGGGTGTTGCTATTCATACAGCGCGGGTTGGCTTTCGCCCATTCACTCACAAGCGCCACATTCTTGTGTTCCACCGCCAGGACCGCGTTGACCATTTTCGGATTGTCGGGGCCGTCCCGCGCCCACTTGTCATCCTCCTTCACATATAAGGTATCGCGCTTAACATCGCTACAATGGACGGGGCGCTTGTATACATCCATCTTTTGGAGGTTGTCTATCAGGATGTTTGACATTCCCTTTACATAGCCCAGATTACCAACATTTTCCAGGTCAGTCAGGTTCAGTTGAATGGAATTCACGAAATCCTTCATATTCATTGCGTCCTTACATTGCTCATTGAGGAACACATTCATATTGAATGAGTTGTTGTTGGTGTTTGCGTTGATGGTGTTCGCGTTGATGGTGTTCGCATTGGTCGTATTGTTTGTGGTATTATTGGTTGTGTTTTGTTTATCGGATAAGAACCGTAGCATATTATTCATCATTTCCTGATTACTTTTTAATAAGGTCATAAACATCTCCTTGGTTATTATCATGTTCTCGTCGGATGATATGATATCATCCACTGGGTTGGGGGGTTGGGTGGGAGAGGTGGTAGTGCCTCGCGAAGAAGACGTCGAACATTTGGAGATATGTTTATAAATACTAGTGCGAGACTTGAATATATTGTGACAACAGTAGCACTCATAACCTTCGGATGATTTTATGATTTGATTCGCTACACTGCCACCGCCAAGATGCTTCTCTGTCAATATGTGACGGTCATAATCTCTCTTACACGTTGTATGAAAAACGCAAGGTTCGCATTTGTATATATATTTACGGTCCATTCTATATGGAGGTTGGATGGTATATTATACATTAGGGAAAGACAAAAATTCATCTAAAGATACGCGCAGCCCTGCTTCCTCCACCGCCGTCACCGACCCTCAAAAAGTATCAGTCACACGTTTTTTCGCCTAAAAATCAGAAATAACAGCATTTCAATGACAAACCCGTTTTGGGGTATTGCGCGTTTCGTGTTTCAAAAGTATCCAGCGCAAACGGCGTTTGGACAAGAATTGGGGTGTCCCATACGGAGATACAAAATACCTAACCATCCATACCATAAGCCCCACACCCACCACACCCACCACACCATCTATGGTAAGAAGATGTTTTACCATCCAATATCACAGTGCCACCCTCTCCCCAGCATCCCCCCCAGAGGGGGGGTAGTCGCACCACTTCCCAATCAATAAATATCCCAATTTTGAACCTAATATTTTCCAACGGAATCCATTCCGAACATATAAAGTTAACCATTTGAAATCAACACTTTTGAAATCAACACTTTCCAATTTTGAACCTAATATTTTCCAACGGAATCCATTCCGAACATATAGGTTTGACCATTTGAAATCAAAACTTTCCAATTTGAACCTAATATTTTCCCGGGTTTTCCCTCCATTCCTTCGGAATCCATTCCCTTGGAATCTATCATTTTCTTTATTTCAAACGGAATATTTTCCCGGGGTTTCCCTCCATTCCTATAATTCTGAATCTCTCGGATGGGAGATTCCCCCCTTCGGGAGATTCCCCCCTTCGGGTGATTATGACCACCCTGCGGTATCGCGATGAATTCTGGTGCCGATAGCGCCGGGGTGTCGTTTTTTGTATATACGTATAATAGTATAATACTCCGTAATGTCACCACAAACAAGAAATACGCGCAATACCTCACAATACAGTAAAACGCGAAAAAAACGGCAGTCGCCGTCGCGGACCACCGCCGCCACCGCCGCCACCGCCGCCCCCGAAACAAAACAAGTAGTAATAAATGCGAACTATACGCCGGTAAATGACGAGAGATATATTCCGATTCCGTCGTATACACCGGCAATATTGCCACAATACGCACCCGATAGTTACGACTGTTTTTACTATAGAATACGGCAAACGGAATCCAATGATACATTTATTGCCACGGTCCGAACACGCGGAATCGGCGATACTGAAATAATTGTTGGTGGAAGTGTAAAATCATTGCCGAAAGAGTGTGTGAAAATAATAATACAGAAAGACGGAGACGCGGACAACGATATCGTGGAAGCCATATTTTTAGTGGATTACCGGCAACATTGTAATGAGGCAAATGACCTGAAAAGTGCGATTATACTGGCGCGCGTGGCTATAAGTTTCGCGTATACCTATTTTCGGATAGATAAATTCGTGCTGAAAGACCACAGTATGTTTTATTGTTATACACCGACGCGGACATATGAATATTCCCTCGCTGGGCGATACCTACTGAAATACGGCGAAACCTGGTATCAGCGTAATTTGAACGCACGTATCTATCATCCCCGGACACTAGAGAGTATAAAAAAGTATTTGGATTTTATCGAAACGAAACCGGATTTCGGGATATTTCAGACGACGACACCGACGCAAGAACGTTTGAAGCAGATTTGGGCGAATACACCGAACTATCGTGAGATGGTATTGAAGATACTGGACGAGATTCAGCGAACCCCGGACCCGGACCTGGACCTGGACCTGGACCTGGACCTGGACCTGGACCTGGACCTGGATTGCCATTTATTATATCCGTGGTTCAATCGGATATCTGGCGAATATTTGCACGACCTGCTTTACGCGGATAATTTCATATTGAGAGACGGGTTTTTATTCATCGAAGGACTTACTGTAGAATATTTGGGAACGGATAATACACTCCACGCGGAAAATACGAGTAGGTTGAAAACCTTCATAAAAAACCATACGAATATGAAAAAGATGGGCGGAGGCGGACG